GGAGCCGGGCCGGCCGTTGGGCGGCGCACAGTCCGAGTTTGCGCGGGCACCTCGGCAGTTTCCTCCTCGCCGCACGCAAAGGTCGGCGCGTAGGCTGACGACATTTTCAGATTTCGAATTCGATCTTTCGCAAATCAAAGCCGATTGCAATTCGGACTTTTCCACGCGTCTGAGTGCGTCGAATGCGAGGCGGGACGCAAGGCTCCGTTTGGATTTGCGAAAGTTCAGATTTTGAGTGTTTTGAATTCATTAAATCGTCAAACGTGTTGTTTCGAGTCGATTGACGTCGACTGACCGGGGTTGGAAAAGCGGGGTTGACCGGGGTTGGAAAAGCGGGGTTGGCATGGAGCCCTATATGACCAGTGGCGCCAGCCGTGACACCCGCATGTACGTGCGAAAGCTTCTGTTAGCGTTCGCGGAAAGCAAGGGGGTGACGCTTCAGGATCCTTTTGTGGTGCGCGGTGCAAATCAGTGTTACGCGTGCTGCCACCACTCACGCCGCCGGCCCGACGGAAGTTGTAGCCGGTACTGCACCAGTGACGTCAGTAGTGTTATCAACCCTGGCGTCACTGTCATCCACAACAACTTCGGGTACCGGTAGTGACTCCTTGCGTGCACTCCCAAACTTGCCCTTGACCGCAATATACCCCTTTGCGTGAAGATACTTGAGCGCCTCCTTCCCTGCCATGTGCTTTTGGATGGAGACGATGCGACCCGCCTTATTTTTCATAAGGTCGGCCTTTACGAGTCGCCCCGATGTTCGCTTGGCGTTGCCATGAAAGACTTCGGCGCGCGAACCAACCGTCTTCATGTTGACGTGCTGGTGTATGTCAGTCGACGTAGACGCGCGTTTTTAGGCGTAGACTTACGCGTGAATTATGTGTGGGTTTACAGACCCGAGCCGCGGTGGCGCTTGCCGCCGCCGTAGAGCGAATCGTGGGCCGCCGCGCCCGAGCTCATGGCCGAGTCCGCCATGTCCGCAATGCGAGAACCCGTCGCACCGCCGTACGTGCGCGCAAGATCCGTGATGTGGTGGCGGTCATTTACCGCCTTGGCCGCCTTAACCGCCGAAAGGCCACGGTGCATCAGCGAAGACGCACCACTGAGGAAATTGCCACGGCCCACCATGCGGTTCAGGTGCGTCTTGGACATGCCACTGTCGCTGGTCGCCGCCGCAACATCCGCCATGGACAAGATGGTCTTGCGGATGGCCGACTGGCCACGCATCGTCTCGAAAAAGCCGCTATTAATGGCGATGATCGTGATCACCGGGCTGCTCGTGTTCGGCATGTACGAAAAAAAGCCACGGCGATTGTCAAGGGTCACCTTGACCTGGAACGAGTAATTACCCAGGCACCCCGGAGCCAGGCCGGGCTGCAGCGTAATGTCCTGGCCCATGCGCAGGAGGATCGGGCCACCCGACGTCTGCGTGTACTGGCTCTGCTGCGTGTACGCGTACGGCGGCAGGGCGTTGAAATTGCACGGACCAAGAACGCCCGACGGGTACTGCGCCTGCGTGTAACCGCGCCACTGCTGCCAATCCATGTCAAGACCGGCGGCAACGGCGCACTCATAGAGGTGCGGCTGCTGGAACGACGAGCAAAGGTTGCTAAAGTTGTCAAAGGTCACGGACACGTTGTTGATCGGGATATACTGGTCAAGCTGCGAAGGGCCGCGCGTCGCCGGCTTGACATAGACCATGACCATGTCGGGGATCGAGGTGAGCGAGATCGTCTGCGACAGCACGGAATTGTCGCCCGTGGTGAGCGTGCTGAGGCCGGTGGAGTAGAAATAGCGCGGAAACTCGACATACGGGACAGTCGACACGTCGGGAAGCTGGACATCGACGCCCGGCGTGAGGAACGTCGTAAACATAGTGGGTGCCTGCGCGGCAGTGGTGAGGATCGAGCTGTCGCTGCCATACCAGGGACCGTTGCTGTTGCCCGTAGACGCAAACGTCAGGTCGGAGAGAACGGAGCGGACGTTCGACGAACGCAGAACGTTGCCGGTGTTCGGGTTCGGCTGCATCAGGTCGTCAAGCCAGTACGGCTGCGAGGCCTGCGCCTTTGCCGTAGCACCGGAAAGCGCAAATGCAGTCGTTGCGATTGCACGAGTCGTGCCAAGCGTGGAGAAATTCATAACGAACTGCATGTTGGTCATGCCGTACAGACCAACCGCGTGGAACTCTGCGGAATCCGCCCAGATGAGAGGGGAGATCACCATGGGCTCCGTGACACTGATGGTGCCGTATACAGGGAGTGGAAGCTGCACGGGACAGCCGCCCTGAAGAGCGAAAAAGGTACCCACGTTTGCGGCCGTGGCAACGAGCGAAGGCGAATTTGAGATGGTCGACCACGTCAGCTGGTACTGCGAGCCAGCCTGGCCAAGTCCACCGCTTCCGGCAACCAGCGACGTCACAATGGCAAACACGCCGTTGGCAGTCGTGTTACCAGCAGCCGCAGGCTGGAGGCACGTGCTTGCATTGCCAGCGCTCGCATCGTACAGACGCGCACCAAGCATGCACATCGGCGGAACTGAGGTCTGCAGAGTGATAATGTTGCCAGTAAGAGTAAAGCCCAGGGCAACGCCAGAGCTAGCTGCAGTCTGGCCAGCGCGCGCGCCATACAAATCACCACCCGGAAAATTCGTAGTCCACACCGGCTGGTAATTAATGAAGGGCACGAAAACGCTCTGCCCAGACGCCCATCCCGTGGGAAGCTTGACGCCCGTATTTGCCGTGGCAATGTAAAAGCCAATGCCACCCTTTGCAGAATCGCCACTCTGTGCGACCTGGTTCGGCGTGAAGGCGTACGCCACGTTCGGAGCAAGGAACGGCCACAGCGGCGCCGTACCCGCAGTCGGTGCAGTGCCAGCTGCAATTGTAAGCGCGGTCGTGCACGCGGCCGTGGACGACCACGTGGACGGCCACGCGCCGTTGGGGATGTCGCCAAAGTTGTTCACGACGGAGTAGGTGGAGAAATTACCCGATCCATTCTGGACATCGTCGCGACCCCAAGCGAACACGTCCGCGTTCGTGGGCGTCGTGCGCTGCTTAAGGGTCTCCTGGCTAGACGTGAGCATGAGCTGCTCGCGGAGCGTGTCGCCGTTCGTGGTCACCGTGCAGTCGTTGAGCGTCGCAGTCATGTTGACAAGACTGGACTGGACGGGGAACTGCGTCCATGCAAGGTCCTTGCCGCTCACGGCAGAGCACCAGCCGGACGGAGTGCCCTGGACACCGCCATACGACAGCGCCTGGCCGCCATCAGCGCCCAGGGAGATGCCGGCAGACGACTGCGACATCGAAATGTCCGGTACATCAAACGCCTGCGGGAGGGCAATGAGAAACGCGCTACTCGCTGCATTAGACCCCTGAAGCGGAGGGGTGAAATAAATACGAAGCACACCGGCACCCGGGGCAGCGCCAGTGTCCGCCAGGGTAACAATCGTACCAGGTGCATATCCATTGCCAATGACCAGTGCAGGCTGGCCAGCAAGGAATGCAGCGTTGAGAACCGCAACAGTTCCCGTGTTTGCAAGCGCAATGGTCGCCTGCGTCACCTGGGCACCAGCCTGGTAAAGATCACTCGTGGTGATGGTTGAAGCGCCACCCGTCTGCGCGCCAGCAGCATATGCGGAATAAATCTGCTTGTAACCAGAGCCACGCACACCGCCAAAGAAAAGCTGGGCATTGTACGAAAGGGGCGTGGAAATGACAATCTTGCGATCGATAAAAACGTTCAGGGATGGCACAAGAACCTGAAAGGTCATCTGCGAGCTGGACGCCGAGATAGCCTGGAAAGGCGCCACGCTGATCGAGAGAGCGCCCTTCTGGACCGCGTACGCCGGCTCATCCTGCATGAGACGCGCATCCGTCACGGCCACCTTCTGGATCTTCGACATTTTGGTCTAAATGTGTCTACAAACGCGAAAAGAGTGACGATTGAACAACGCGCTCAGTGCAGTATCGTGACGAGTGCACACGAAACTACACCTACTTGAGCTGGAAGACCCAGCGCAAGTTTGCACTTCCTCCGTTCGAAAGGGACAGTGGCCTATAAACTCCATCCGTTGTGCGAAGAAAGAGCTGGTAATCGAACTGGTTGAACGTGCGTCCAGACTGAAGAGCCATGAGAACAGGCGTCGTAGGATCAAACAAGATTTCATTACGGAACTCCTGGCCAGTCTGCATGTTTGCGAGAGGCTTAATGTTGAGCTCGGCAAGGATTTTTAGCGTGTTGCCGTTTGTCTGAACCGCCGAAGGCTGTCCGGCGTCGTTCAAAACGTACGGCGGAGCCACCTGATCAGGCTCGACCGGTACATTTCCAGTGGCTACCACAATTGCGTCTACACAGTTCCATCTCAAGCCGATCGATGGGTAGTCTTGTGCGTACATGTACAAATACGGCACTGTGCCGCCAATTCGGCCGTAGGGCAAATACGTTGCTGCCAATCCAGCCGTGCTTACTGCCGTAGACGTGAGAGGAAGCGGCACGGCCACGTTCAAACCCGCCACAGCAGCCTGAGGGATGTAGCGAATATACGACGTCGTAAGCTGTGTCCTCGCATCAAAGTAGTTGAGCCGCAAGCACGGCCAATTGCCGAAGAGCTGGTGGAAGTAATCATCGACTTCCAAATACATGCGCTCATCAAAAGACGCAAACGGGCGGCGAGCAACAGTGTACGGCTGCGTTGTGAGCTGGTTTGTACCCGTTACACCCCATGAATCTCGCGCAATGTCATTTAGCGCGGAATTACTCGTGTAGTGCTGCGTGTTCAGGGTGTCATCAACGTATCCATAGTACCCGTCATCAACATTCGCAGCAATTGTACCCCCAAACCCATAGCTATCAAAATTAAGCGTAAATAGGTTCGTTGAGGAATTGAAGGAAATAAACGGAGCCGCAGTTCCAATTGATGCAAGCATCGGAGGAGTTGAAGTGCCGTTAAGAACGAAATAAGACTGCGAAGGTGTCCATCCGTTTGCGGAAGAAACTTGAGACTGCGGCGGAGGACCGGTTGTAGTCGTCGATGCCACAAAATAAACCATGATAGCAGAAGCCCCGCTAAAATATGTGTATGTTACAACGTCCCCGGCGAGGTACCCATTTTTTCCCATTTGATAAGAATTACAGTAACTTGCACCACAGGAAATCCAGTTGGTCGAATCAGGGGGGATGTCGCTGCTGGAAGAAGTCGCAATTTGGCAGAGATACGCGACGCCCTGATACACAACTGAGCTGCCA